TATTTTCCTCCCCTTATAAAAAATTAGATTAGGCATATAGTTTGCCTCATACATTATCCATTAGCTACCCTGCTTGACTTCACAAGTAACAGTCAACTGCAAAGTATCTCCGCTACCCAAAGTCTCTGTATTATATACAGCTCGCAATAGACTGGTACTAGCGTGAGTAGTAGCACCCATACATACAACTACCTCTTTAAATATATGCCCACTTAAATCAGAATACGTCCAGGTATGTTGCCACTTACCTTTATTAGATGCACTATAAGCATGTGTACTATTAACATATTTAACATTCGTACCAGTTGCCCCCAAATCGGTATTACCCGCTGCCGCGGCTGCTGAAGTATTTCCTACTCCCATACCTACAAACTTAGTATAAGTAGGACTACTATCAGCTAATATCTTTGCAACCTCGACCATTCCCGTGGTCAAAATCGCTGAGCTCACCTTAGCCAATTTTCGTCACCTCCATTCAGAATTCTTCTATCTTCCTTTTATGCCTTTTATCATGACACTTTTTACACAAAGTAATTCCCTTAGCTACCCAGAATGACTCATATTTTTTAGCCAATTCAACTAAAATTTCCTTATCTTCAATAGGAGAAAATTGATTATACTCTTGGAGAAATTGTTTAAATAGTTCAATGAACCTAACTGGAAAATGATGGGCATGCAAGCGTATTCCTTTCTCTCCACAATCTTGGCAAGTAAAATTATCCCTTTTAAATATGGTCATCCGCCAATTATTATACTCTGGCAGAGATCTGATCATATTCTCCAAAGAAGAAACTCCTCCCTTCCAATAAGAATTCTTCTTACCTCTTTTGACTTCACTCTGTTTTCTCCTAGTCTCATCTGAATCCTTCTTCCCTAAATGGGACTGTCTATTCTTCTCTTTAGATTCCTCTGTATGTCTATAGCCTTTTCTACTCGCCACATATTTCTTGACTCTCACATCAGATTCAGCAGTCAGCCCTTTATTCCAAGGGATATCACCTTTCCTGAACACTATTCACTTCCATCTTTTAATTCCTCTAATTCTTTCAATAACTTAAGTATCTTTCCCACTATCTGTAATCTCCTTATTATATTAGTTGAATTCTTCTTTTTTCCCTTAATTATATTCCCACTATTATCTCTGTGAGTAACATCTAGCCCTATACTTAACCCAGCCTTTTCTCCTAATCCCATTATATCACTCCCATCTCTTTAAGAAGAACTTCCAAATTACTTTTTATCTCACCGTCTGAAAGATTATCATAAAAGTCCTTCAATTTTTGAATATCATCTGTTTCGGTATTATGGGTATGCTTTTGAACATTTATTACTTTACCATTTTTATCCTTATGCACTATATCTAATGTGACTTGCAACGGTAAATTTGTTTTCATAATATTTCTCCTCTAATCGTAGGCCGATACTTAGACTTCCCGATGTGACTACATACAAAACTTGTATCCACATATATCTGGAATCCATACTTCTGTTTAGCCTTCCAGCAAAATGACCAATCACTCCCAGTCATCCTACCTCCTTTAAATGGCTCTCTTGACATCTTACCTTGTCCTATAAAAAGATATTCAAAATAAGGGGAATCCATTGCCAAAAAGACTTCCCTTTTAATAATTGTAGCACCCATCCCAAGCCCATCACAAGCATATAATTGATTAACAGGCCAATTCAAATCTGCTATCATACCATAATCTTTTGTAAGACGCGCAATAGTAGATACTTCTCCAGGCATCCTCTTATTATAAAGCCCTCCAATCATATCTTTATCTGCATCTATTAAATCTTTAATTCTAGATACATCGTACTCCATATCCGAATCGAAAAAAAATAGATATTCCGCGTCCATCTCAAGAAACTTATTCACAATATCATTCCTTGTGAATGGCATATTACAACTCGAAAAATATCCGATATACTGTGGAAGATAGAAAATGATATTAGGAACAATAATCTTACCCGATTTCCCCATTGCATTCTGAACGAATTGTTCCTGTAAATTTCCTACTAATTTTGCATATGGTGTCAGAAGAGATATAACCGAATCTGATTCAAAACCTTTATAGCAAGCTAAACCTAAATGAACTGATTTAATCAAAGGTTCTATAAACTCATCTTCATTAGCAAATCTAAATAATAATCTACCTTGCCTCTTCTTAAACTCAAATTTCTGTCCTAACTCTTTTAACTTATTTCTTAATTCTATCTCATTATAATAATTTACATGCTCTTCTATAACATTACCATTTTCATCTTTCATCAAACCATTCGGAGTGGAAATAATACATTCTTTTCCTACTCTAATCATTTCCTTTAATAATTCATCGTCTTCATCAATGTGCTCTATTAGCTCTTCAGCAATGACCAAATCGAAAGAATTATCTTTAAAAGGTATAGGTGGGACTTTAGCTACTTCGGCATTGAAGCCATGAGCCTTAGTGATCTTTACTGCATAAGTAGAGATATCCAATCCGATAATATCAATATCTGGAATAGCCTCTCTAAGTCTTAGCATCAACGTCCCTGCCCCACAACCAATCTCTAATACCCTTAGATTAGGTCTTACCCAATTAGCAATAACATAATCTACTTCATTCTGATATGGGACTTGATCAACAGAAAATACTCCACTCCATTTCTTATCCCAATATTCAGCTGTATTAATGTTCTTTATTTGTGGCATTTAATGCCTCCTTTTATTCTTTATGGTGTCCATGATAAAGAAAGCGTACAGTTAGAAAGCTCTGCATATAAATTAGTCCCAAATCTTATACCTGGATAAAAATTCATTGTATCCATAAGATTAGTAGTGCCTATATTCATCCTCCATAATACAGTACCAGCAACACCACCATCTCTTATTTGAATATAACCATCGGAACTGCCAGAATGCATAAGACATAAATCATTCACCCTTCCAGATATTGTTGAAATCGTAAGAGAAACAGTAATATAAGTAGCTAGTGCTCCATTCAATTCCCATTTTTTTTCTAAATCATAATAATTCTCTATCAATAAAATCACCTCTCATTTATCTCCTTTAGATACTTACTTGCCTCTTTTCTGAGCACGCTCTTTAAGATTTTTCTTACGAGTGACCCATGCCTTTTTAGCTCTATGGCTGAGTATAGGATCTTTCGTATCTTCTAATGTACCACTATGTAAAACTTCTTCATTATCTTCAACTATCTTCCACCTCATCGCAACTAAACAATCTACAGTAACCTTCCTATGAACAATCGTCTCTCCATTTATAATATGTGCTACCTCATTATAAAATGGAATATTATACTTCTTCCTAAAATCTGGAAGATTCCTCTTATCATAATCTGGTGCTCTTAATTTCCACAATTTAATACCTCCTAATTATCTTTTAACTCATATACTATCTTATAGATATCATCTACTTTACATTCTATTCTAGAGAGTCTATTATCCATATTTTTACCATTAGTAGTTATAGCTCTAATACTCTCACTATTCCCTATTGCTCTTTTTTCCGCTGCTTCAGCCACCTTTACAGCATGAGCAGAATTTCTATTTGAACTATATGACCAACTAGCAATTAGACAAGTAAATAAACCTACGATTATTAAACCCATTATCCAAATCGTTACAGTCTTATGATTTCCAGTATTCATATCCCCTCCTAAATCAGTCCAATAGAAGTATAACTTCTCAAATTATAAATTTCTCATACAATGACATATACTTCAATGTCAATTTCTTTTCGCTGTCAATCCGCTTCAATATATCAACAATCATCTGTCGAGCTTTCTCACCAACTGTGATATCCTTATCCTGCTCTATCTTATCATCCCACTCTACACTACCATCTTTCTGAGTTTGAAACTTAAACTCTTTATGCTCATCTTCACTAAAACTCAGACCATTACGCAAATCTCTAACAATCTTAAGCGTAATGTAGTCACCTTCCAACGGAAGTATATTTAAGAGTATTAATCTTTCTAAGACACTTAGTTTCATATTTAAACCTCCTAAAGACATCATTGCCTCTTTTATCAAAATTATTAGCTAGTATCGTACAAAGCAATAATATAAGATGTCCCATTCAACAACACTGAGATAAAAGCATCAGCGGATTGACCAGCAGCAGTCCAAGTCAACGCAGTAGCACCAGCTCCAACACCTTCAAACTCAAACAAGTAATCAATATCCTTCTTACCACTTGCTTGCTCATAGTGATGTCCAACTAGATACGTACTCAAGGCAGTATCAGTAACATCCATATATGAATGTTGCATTGCCAGATGTGCAGTATCAGGAATAGTTGCACCAGCTGTAGACAACTTAGACTCAGTAGCATATATATCTCCACTTGCCAACAGAGTAGCATTACTTCCCAATTCAACTCGGTTTACAGCACCAGAGAACTGATAAGCAGCCGCACTACCATACACGTGAGAATACACTCCCTGAATTTTAGCCGTCTCAGTCTGAACTGTTCTATTAGATGCACGGGCATACACAGCGGCAAAATTCTGATCTGCCGCAATAGCTGTAGCCGCAGTTTTGGCATGGATTCCAACTGCCCAAGTATTAGTAGCAGCAGAAGCACCAACCGCAACTTCACCATCTGAAGTTGCAGCCGTACCTAACCAAAAAGGTCCACCGAAAAGTATGGCACCATTCTGGCATAAGTCGGAATCAAATTGGTAGGAAGTATCCTTGTCAGTACCCAAATAGATAGATGTATCATCTGGAACTACCTGTAACTGACGTATTTTAGTCCCCAGCTTAGTTTGGTTAGCCGCGGGATTCATACTGTTGATCTTATTCGCTCCAGATACACTTAGAAGAAACCCCATTTGTTATTCACCTCCATTAATCATTTTCTTGATATAGTAGCTATACAAAACTTCCTATCTCATAGAGATAGAAACATCTACCATATACTGATTATTACTATACCTCAAAGGACATCTTAAATAGCTAAAACTTCTTATTCCTCTAATTTTTTAAAGGTACATTACCTTTTTTGAATGGCATATTATACCTCCTATCACCCAATAGTACCTTAAAGACATCAATAGTGCCTCTATTTAATTTTTATTCCATACAACCGAGTAATCGCGCACAGGTCAAAGGATCACGCAAAACGAAAACTTCGTCAGAGTATATTTCAAATCCATCGTACTGTGAACTAGTCTTGGCTAATGCCTCAATTTTAACAGGAGTCAACTCTGCAACGAAAAACTCATCAAAGTTAACAGCATATATCGAACCAGATGCCGCTTCACTATCCTGCGCAAAAGTTTCCACCGTATTGTCGCTTTGGAGATATTCCGCATCACTCATATTACTACTGACAAAAATAGGAATATCATCATAAGCCATCAGCTTGAATCCACCCTTCACTTCAACCGTATTGACAAATCTTTGAGTCACCTGTAAAAGTGCTCTTACAATCCTTCTGGATTTCTTAGTCATAATCAGAGCATCAGGAACACCTTTGCACTTATCAATCATCTCATCCAATTTTGTCAAAGTCAAACTCGTTCCACCAGTAGTACTAGCACTCTCAGTATATACTTGCTGAGAAGCCGAGTTGTACATATTGATGCACTCACCCAAACCAGATGGTATCTGACCACTCAAACCTAAACCATAACTAGATGTACTAGGAGTAAGCGAAGTACCAGTAGAACTTCCAGCTACCATAGAATGGTCTTCCACGTTTTTAAAATCCTTCAATCTATCCGCAATTTCCTCTGCAAGAATATCCTTATAGGAACGACCAATAGCCTGATACTTACGAGTCACTCTACCAGCTGCCCATAAAGTTCTATAAACCCATTCAAACATAGTGAATGAACTATCAGCCATATAGGAAGTAGCGGTTGTGGTTGTAGTCTCAGCAACCCAATAAGCTGCCGTAGTTGCAACTGCTGTTCTCCTTAGACATCTATAAGCTTTTCCACCCCCTTGGATACGGGGCACATTCTGCCTTAATGGATTTTTCCAATCAACCAGATCTGCGATAACTTTATCTATTTCTGGTTGCTCCAATAGAGCAATATATGAAGTAGAATCGCCTGAACTCAATGCTTTACGAATTCTATCTTTTTGGTCCATTATTCTTTCTCACCTCCATCTATCTTATTAGCTAAAAACAAACTTAACTTCTGAGTACCAGAAGCTTCCTGGTATTCTTTGGAATTTCTAATCTTCTCTAATCCTTCTTTTACATCTTCATCCCTTTCTTCACTTTCTACTCCTAGACCTTTCCTAATAGGAATTCTATCCTGCAATTCCTTTATAGCCTTGGATACTTCTTCCATCTTAGTAGCAAAACTCTCAAATTGCTTGCCAATCTCAGATTTATCCTTCTCAGTCTTTTTCTCCAATTTCTCTTTCTCTGCTTTGGCCTTATATAGAGCTATCTCAGCATCCTTAACCTTCTTCTCAAGAACTTCTTTCTCAGTAGCTTTCTTCTCTAACTCTTCTTTTTCTTTCTTATCCAATTCTGTCTTTTCTTTCTTCTCCAATTCTGTCTTTTCTAAAGCTTCTTTATCAGCTTTTTCCTTCTCTTCTTTCTCCACTTTCTCTTTCTCAGTCTTAGCATCCTTCTTAACTTTCTCACTATCAGCCTTTTCCTTAGCCAATACAGTAGCTTTCTCTACTACATCTTTCAAGGCAGCAGTAACCTCATCGGATAATTCAGCCTTCTCAAGTTTCTCTAAATCATACTCCTTACCCAAGACACCAATCAATCCTTTTTTGAGATCCTTTTCCATACGTTTAATCACCTCCCTATCAGACTTTGATAAACGACATGTTTCAGTACGGCTAAAATCACCTTTAGATTCTACCGTCATAGTATATTCACACGAAATAGGATTTACACTTGAACTCTCATATGAGTCTACAGAAGGTCCATAATAGGAAAAATAGAAATTACGCAATTCAGACAATTCTGCTCCATCCACCGATATCTTCGTACCTGCATCGGTCATATCACTATCTATCAAAATCTTTAGCCTCTTTTTCTTCGCCAAATCTTCCACCTCCTTACCTAATTTCTTTGTACTAGAACCCTTCATAGGAGAACCGCACTTAGGACATTTAATCTTAGCACATGGTGTAGACTCCCCAGAGCCACTTTTTTTATGCTTCTGGGAATAGCCACACTTACTACAAACACAATAAGATGTGCCTCCTACTCCCTGTCGTGGACCTCCAACACCAGCACCTTCTCCTATAGCCTTAACAAGTAAAAATTTCTTTAAATTCGCTGCTTTGTCGACTAGGGAAATCTCGTCAATTGTAATATCAAATAAATTCTTTATTTATACCACCCCCTTAACCAACCTCTTGACCATAAGCTTCACCATGTATCGAAAATCCAGTCAATTCACCTTTCTCAACAGACTCAAATATATCCTTATGATCTCCAAGATATAGCGACATATACCAATCACCTTTCATAACTCTATTCTCTGACAAGAAGCCACCCTTAAAGTGATCATCTTCTGCGAAATAGCTTTCAACAATTGGTATATTCCTCTTCTCACCTTTATGATTAACTTTAATCATTTTATTATCTTTAGCATACTTAAGCATATACTTCTTCATTGCTTTCCAGTTCTCATCAGGAGTAGTTCTATCACCTTGAGAATCAAAGCTACCATTCGATGGATATACAACTCCGCCAACTATATATTCTTTAGCATCGACTTTAACAAATCCAAATCTAGCTTTGCTAACAGTAGTATCTTCTTTCTTAATTCCCTTCTCTTCTATAAATTCAGCAGCCAATCGTATAATTTCCTCTTTAGCAACACCTTGAAGTTCTTCAGTATATCTTTCATCTGAATTCAGCATTTCACTAATCTTTTCCCACGTAACAAAATCATCTGATTTCTTAACTTTCTTCTTCCATTTACCATCAACTTTCTTATAAGCTTGTTTGAATCTATACCAAGCATATCCAGCTGGGTTCTCAGCAAATGATTTTCCCGCATCGTAGAACTTGCTCCAGGTGTTGGCTTGTGTGAGTGATAGCCCAGCCCCCCTAACGGATTTAGGCACATCCTTCATGCTACTCCAAGGCTTACTAATATACTCAAGTATTCCAATAGTAGATTTTGAATCTGTAGAAGCTAAACCTTCACTCATTTATCATCACCTCTCGTTGCCATATACCATTCATCTTTATTTAACTTAGTCCTCAATACAATAATCTCTCTTTGTAAATCCATAACATTATCTTTAAGCATACCATTATCTTTAGTCAGCTCTTCAATACTGACTAATAGGCTATCTATGAATCTCCTGCCACATGAGATGTCTTCCCTTTCGATACTTCCCTACCCCCTTTACGATATATAAGAAATCCTGATGCAGAACCTAATACAGGTTCTACTTCTGCTACTAACTCATAATTACCAATAAATCTTTCTACAATATTAGTAATGTCTCGCGCATACATACCATAAATTCTCATATCTCTATCTTTCTTAATGATACCCAAAGGGTAGGTGTATAAAATAACAATTATGGCATTCGAACCAAAAATATTCTCTATAGTCTTAACTAAAACATCTTTATCTATAATATGGTATAAAACATCAATACACATAATACAATCTAAAGACTCAATTTTCTCTCTTATAACTTCTGGAGTATAATCAAAAAAATGAGCACACTCAAAATAATAACCAATCCTATCCATAAATCTTAGCCTACATATTCTAACAGCCTCAACAGAAACATCTATACCAAAATATAATTTAACATTCAATAAAGAAGCTAATTGACCATCCCCACAACCAAAATCAAATACAGAACCAATCTCATATTTCTTGAATATATAATTTAGAAAATCTGCTTTATATCTTAAAGACTTTCCTCTACTACCAACTCCAGAATCTTCTCCTCTTGCATATCTTCTATCCCAGTAAAGTTTCTCATAAGCATCATTCATTCTACTTACTCACTATAGAATAGATACTATCTTTACGATACACAATGAATCCTGCTCCTGAACCAAAAACTGGCTTAGTTTCTTTTATTATCTTATATCCATCAACTATATTCTTTAAAATAGGAACAATATTTCTTGGATACATCCCTTGGGGAGTCAGATCTTTATCTTTTTTAATAGCACCAAAAGGATGAGTATATAGGATAATAACCTTAGCCAATGAATCAAAAATATTTTCTAGAGTCTTGACTAAAACTTCCCTATCTAAAATATGATATAGAACATCAATACACATAACACAATCTAAAGACGAACTAAACTTATCTCTAATAACCTCTGGAGTATATTCCCAAAAATGACCTATTTCGAAACGAAAATTTCCCATCATATTCCTAACTCTATTTCTACTAATCTCAATAGCAGACTTTGAAATATCAATACCAAAATAATCTTTGATGTACAATAAACTAATAAAACGACTATCTCCACATCCAAAATCAAAAATAGTTCTGACACCATAATCCTTAATGATACCATTAACAAAATCTACTTTAAATTCTAATACTCTATCTCGACTGCCAGCACCAGATCCAAAACCCCATTTATATTGAGGTTCCCAGAATCTTTCTTCTTCTCTATCATTCATCGATATACACCGAATGCCCTCCAATGACTTAAAAGTGTATTTCCCCTACCTGAAATAATTTCAGGTAACACCACATCAATGATTATCTATTTACCTGTAATCCAGGAGGTGGATTCTTTGATCCTTTCATATCAGGTTTCATCAAAAGTTCCTCTACTTTTCCCTGATTGGATAAATCCTTTACATAGATTAATTGTCCACCAATACTCCTTGTATATACTTCTCCACCAGGAATAGTTTCTGGATGTATTTCTTTCTTTCTTCTAACATCATTAATACTCATAACTCCTTGATTAATATAACGATAATCAGCCTTAGAAATCTCTTCTTCATCTTCAAATCTTGGCTTAATTATATTAAATTTTAAGTCCCTATATCCAGCATCCTCTAGTAACTCTTTAGTAAAGAAATCATTAAACATATTAACGATAGGATATAATGTCTTGGTTCTAGAAACTTTGAACTGAACTAATGCCGTTGCTCGGTTGCTCCCTTGAAGGGCTCCAAATTCAATAGGCTGGACGCCAAAATTCCTATAAACAACTCTCTCAACAGATTGTCTTAACTCATCTAACTGAGATTCTTGATTACCTCTTCTGAATTCTACCCATTCAACTCCTGGAGTTCCATAAATTAACCTAAGATGTTCTTTAGATAACTGACCTCTATCTGCCATAAATTCCTGTTTAGCAGCATCATAAGCTACCGGACCAATCATTCCCATATTTAAAACACCAGGCGGGATGTTATCTTCAGTAAAATAAGCGGAAATATATGCATTGGAACTTAAAAGGATGGCTATTTCATCAATGATGGATTCAATAATTGGAAAGCCGTAAACGGAATGGGTAGTAGCATTAAAAATAAAATAAACTATTTCATTCGGCTTAAAATTAACTGGATCTTGGTAATTATAAACTTGTCTATAACCTTTAAGATAACCATGCCCGTCTACATCTACCTTAAATGTATGAGCATCTCTGGCATAAATCTCTAATATCTTCCTGCCAGATACAGATTTAACTTTTTCTAGAGCTCCCCCAGCATACACAAGGATATCAACAGAAAGTTTCTTTATTATCTGAGATAAAGATTCCTGATTAGAATTTGGATCTCTGAAAAAATCAGTAGCGTCTCTAATTTCTCTTTCAATTCTTCTGTTTAGTTTCTTTCCTCTTTTGGGTAATACTTCCCACGGAAGAGATGAAATCTCATTTGCCAATGAATCAACAGAATTTCTAACAGCAGATGACTTCTCATAAATTTCCCATAACTCTGACCAAGTAAGTCTACCAGTTCTACTAGTAAACATTTGTTTACTATAAACAGGGATAGTTTCAAAGCCTTTAGCTTGTACTTTCTTTAATTCTACTATCTCATTTTCTAATTTATCCAGACGATTTTTACGAGCTACTACTAATGGGAATTTCATTACATTCTGACGATTTCTATCGGCACCTCCTTTTCATCACTCTTCAATCCTAAATTCAACACTTCAAAACCACTAAAATTAACTTTATGTTCAATCTTTAAACCTTGACGAGCAAAATACATCGCCATTACTGTATCTGAGTGTCTGGCTAAAGGAAAATCCTTAAGTTCTCTCATACAAACACAAAAACTACACATACAACTATCTTCATGTTTGCTTGGGAACATACAAAATTCCCACATACCTTGTTCCATCTCCAAAGCAAGAGAAGGAACACCATCAGATAAGTCCATCTTCTTCATTCCAGTATGAAATGGAATTATCTTAACTGTATCTTTATTAGCAACTTCAAGGAGATCAATGATAACCTGTTGAACACCATTATTCTCAACAACAAACGTAGGTTCATTATAAATATCATTAAGGTCAGTCATAATATTAGCCATTTGAGAACCACTGAAATGCCCTCTTTTTATATTTCTAACCCAACGTTTCTTATCTTCACTAACAGATATAACGAAAAATACAGTATATCCCTTACTTGTAGCACCACCAGCAAAATCAACGCCGATGAAATTCTCCATACCATCAAACATTTTGGAAATCGGGTCTATCTTATAATTAGGTAATCTATCAACTACATCTTGAGAGAATACAATCTCATCGTCTGATAGAGCCTTATTCCTATAACCTCTATCAAATCTCCTTGAACCAATCTGTTTATATTTCTCTATTAACCAAGATTTCGGTCTCTTCTCTGGCCAAATAGGATTGAACTCTTCATCTATTTCTAAATGTAACCACTTATAACTTTCATTCCTAATTAAATCATGAGATAAATCATCTCTATGCCACGGTGTAGAAATATAGATGACTCTACCTCCTGGCTCAAGAGTGTTCGTCAATACATCGAAGAACTTATCTTTTACAGCTTCACGCATCTTGGGTTGCTGAATAGAATTTCTCCATGAGCATAAATCATCTGCAATAATAATAGTAGATCTATCACCAGTACCAGTAGACATAATCCCAGAAGCTTCAATAGAAGGATTTGTTGAGGAAATTTCCCGTTGAATACGGATGGATTTCTTTCTCCACCATCTGTAATCGGGTTTTAAATCTGGATAGATGTGATGAACTTCATCACTGTGGACGATAAGGTCTTTAACCCTATCAAGTCTCTTAATGGCGAGTTCGTCCGAGGCACAAATAATCTTTATACGCTCATTATGATTATTACCTAAAAAATATAAAGGTCTGAGAATAGATACTTGTTCGGTTTTACCATGATTACGAGATGCCCAAATAATAGTAAAAAGATACTCATCAATCCAATCCTGAATTTTTTTATGAATATCCCCTTGGATAAAAGGAGCATTGGTAATAGAATCTCTCATTACAAATGACGCCAAATTATTAATGTTACTTCTAGCCCTTAAATATTCTTTTTCCTTCTCAAGACCTAATATTAAATCATCAATATTGATCAAATTTAGTTATTCACCATCCTTATTATAACAAACTGAGAGCACTTGTCAAGGGGGAAGCTCTAAGATAAGCATCAGAAGCTACTTATAGCAAGTGAAAATTTGAAAATTTGTGAATTATTTTAATAGGAATCTGTTACCAATCAAAAATTACACTTCCATTCAAACGCACAAATCCGATACAATCACCTCTACAACTCTCAACCCATCCCAACCAACCAGTCTTTTTAGGAAACTTATATAACTTTACTTTCATTTTCTCACCTCATATTAACTTTCTCTAAACATACGTTATTCATTTCCTTTTCCAAGGTTATAACTTCCTTTTTATAATAATCTATTTGCTCAACCAAACGCCGCTTTCTTCTATCTAACATTCCCTTTCTATCATCCAAATCATCCAATCGACGCAATCGCACATATAGATCACTCATCAAAATATCGTCCAGAAAATCAGGATACTTCTCCTTGATAGATATCCACTCTTCAGGACTAACAAATCTACCATCATAAACAACTAATACTTCATCTCGTATAGGTAGAAAAAAACGATTCTCATCAGCAAAACCACAAACAATAAATAAATTCCACGATTCAATATCTATAGGACGTTGAACCATCCTATTTGCTACCTTCAATTTTAACCCAGAAATACTTGTACTAATAGCTATAAGCTTCCAATCATCAGAATATCTACGCCCAAGATTATCATTACGACATTTGTTATCTACCGTCATCACATACAAATCTAAACTATTCATAATAAATACTCCTATACTATATTGTAACTTTGAAAATTACAACTGGTTTATGCAATCTATCAGCCGATTTACAGTTGTAAGCTTCAAGTTCTTTATTGATATCATAACCATAAATACCATCTGTATTCTGAAGGTCAATCCTTATACTATCTCTGCAATCCTTATCAAATATAATATGCACATTCTGACTAGCTCTTGAAATTAATTGTAGACCTCTTTCAGAATAAGCATTAGCCCCTACTACACTTGAACCACGAGCATATGTATCTCCTATCCTGCAAGAATGCATATGACCATATATCACTAAGTCTAAACTTACTCCTTTACTCATATATTTACCAATGATAGTTTGAATGCTAGTCTCTACTTTACCAGTATTTATCTGATGACCATGAATTAAAAGCACATTCTGACCACCAACATTAACAACTTGCTCTGTTGGATCAGTATTTTTAATAAACGTTATCCCAACACTACCACGAAAGATATAATCCAAGATATTAAAGATTGTAAAATCATAATTATCCGTCGCTATTAAATCTATCCAACCTCTTTCCTTCGATATCCTACTCTCATTACCAGTAACACAAGCTACACTAACGTTGAAATCCTTATTCAAATCAAGTAACATTTGCTGTAAAATTTCTACCGATAAAAACACAGCTTTACTACGATTTGTAGCCTGAGCCAACAATTCGTCAAGCCTTCTATCTGAATTCAATAAATCTCCAGTCATAGCAAACAAAACATTCTTCACATTAAAGACACTAAGATACTCCTTGACTCTACTAATGAATTTCTTACATCTCTTAGAAGCAATAGAGAAATCATAACTATTAACATCCAAAGCTACTAACTCATTAAAATGAGAATCGGTAAAATGCACAACAGCTGCCGCTTCCTTTCTCCCATTATCTGAATTATGTAATTCTGTCTTATCAGCTAAATTATATTCCTTTAACAATTCAACAAGCTCTCTATTAAACTCTGTAACAGCATTGTCAATTCTAGCGTATTCCCTAAATGACTTACGTTCAATTCTATTGCTGTCCATAAATCTTTGAGCACGCTTACTGAGACGCACATTCTCTTTCAGGATGTCAGGATCAACAGTGGTCTCTCTGAATCGTCGCCCACATTCCTTACAACGAAATCTCTGCACTTCATTCTCACCAATTCCATTCTTCACCACCTTATCAGAACTGCAAGTCGGACATACTAAATGTTTAAATAATTCATCGTTCATATAATTATAACCTCCTTCTCAGTCTCTTCCTTCATAGAACACTCCCAACACTTATGCTCTAAACTAACATTACGGTAAAACGGATAAAACTTTTTACCACACACGATACATATCCTATCATCATTATCTTTAAACATTCTCGTCTCCTATTTAATCCGGTGGACCTTCAACCACTGGATAACCTTTCTCTTTTAATTCTTCAAATTGCTCATCAAGAAATTTCTTAGGTTTATCATACCATATACCATCAATAACCATAAGAGCAAAAGCAGAATAGTTCAATAGGTCTATATAGTCTTGTCTAACAGATTCATTAACATCATCTCTTCCTTTCCTATCCCATAGAATATTCCTAATTCTATTCATCTTATCCCATCCACGAACAAAAACCCCTTTTATTCCTAAGCCACCGATATTATCTTTTCCGTAACCATTATTCTTTCTCACTCCTAGATTCAAAGCTTCTTCTATCTTGCACAGAAAGCCGTCGACATTAAAACCATTTAGATTTTCTTCTCTAAGAGAGATACTATACTTTTCTTCTCTTGGCAATTGTATACTCCTTATCTTGAATTTCTTGCTTTAGTTTCTTGATTAAAGTTTCTACATCTGGGAAGAACTCATCAACATAATACTCTAACGCAAATGACGCTCTTAATGCATCAATACCACCAAATCCGTATATTGGAATCTTAAGTATATGAGCAGCTCCTAAATCCATAAGCGTTCCAATACCATAAACATCATCTATTTTGACTACAATAAGATTTGCTTTCTTTAACTCTCTATCATTCCTATCCAATATCTCTGGTGCCTTACTCCTATTATTACATAAATCAGCAACTTTTCCTTTCACAAAACCAGATACATCAAGTGCCGGATTATAAACTTTCACATAAGGAAGAGGTAAAATTTCCTTTGTAAACTTCTTTCTCCATCCATTTGCTTCCCTATCAGTGAGTCCATCTATACGTCCAGCTAAAAATATTCTCATACTTAGACTCCGAACTTTCCTGAATCAATGTAATCAGCAGATAAAATTGTCCACCAATCAATCGCTAATCCAGATAAAACATATTGATATGGAAACCATGCATAACCCCCTAACCGAGGACTCCACATATCACCCCAACTATTTCTTATGAGCAATGCTCCTTTGGTACTTTCTCCAGTCTCAGGATGAACAATAACCTTATCATCATCAAAACCACAACTCACGATGGCATGACCTCCATCAACTTTATCCTTATCAGAAGGATAGGGAATTTCTCCAGTAGTTCTGGCATACTTAATTGAGTCATACACTGTAAAACCAAATATCATTGGCCATCCACATCGCAGAAACGCCTTTATATTATTCAACAATATATCCTTACCAACACCAGGAAAATCCATTCTAAAATAAACAGTAGGACGCCATCTTTGTGCAAGTGCATATACAAAAGATGATGGCTCTTTGTCAAATTTATTCTTACTATCAGTATATGGCCAATATTTTTCAGGGGGAACTCCAAACATAGCCATAGCACCAACTGTGCTTCTAATATAGGCACCAGTATCCCCTACCCAATTCAATAAATTTCTTGTAGTCTTATATAAGAATAACCGAGAAGCATCTATATGATGCCCCATCGCTCTATTCTCAAAATATTCCAATAGAGCTACACCAGCATTTGATGTACACGATCCGAGATTTCCCTGCGTTTCAACTGGGGAAAACCATTCTCTTAAATCAATTTTCTCTGGTGTATAATCCCCATAAGGATACACTTGGCTCTTTTTCAAAAGAGTCAACATTCCTTTTCCTTTTGCAATACCATAATCTCTTATATCTGGCAGATCAGGTTGCCAACCAAATTTGTACATTTTTTATCTCCTTTTTCTTCTTCCCAACACTCCAATTTATTCATTTCGTCAGACACTCTAACTAATATCATCGGGATAATATAAGAACCCTTACTGAAGATAGGCTTAAGCAACTCAGGATGAGAAGTACCACCTTGAGCAAAATCCCATCTTCCTCCACCACCACCTTTACAAATGAGAGAAATCACCTTAACTATCACATTGGACGGCAAATGTTTATGACTTGAAGCGATTACATAATTTGCTTTATCAGAACCAACAGAAGCAAGTGCTACAATTATTCTTTGCTCACTCTTCAACTCAAATAGCTACTAATCATCTTAACTTGAGATACTCTTTCATTTTCCCAATTCGCTATAAAATTAAAAATCCTATCTGACCAACCAGCCAATAGCACAGTATTTTTCTCACCTTGTGGTACTTGAATCCCCTTACCATATCCAGCTAAATCTATTGAATATAAATAACAATTAGGAGAAAATTCATTCTTATATTTACGAAAATCAGGTGTAAATTCTCTACTACTATACCAAGTAGAATCCCAACACTGCATATCAGATAGTAGAATGAATCTATCTATCTTAACTTTCCTACTTGATAATAACATAGGTGCTAAATAAGCATTAGTAGAATGACCAACTGGCATACCTCTAATAGTTTGAGCACTTGACAGAACACTTGCTTCTGGGTCTAAGGTAGCCATTCCCACCTTCTCACCGAATCCAATCACTACCGCATTAGTAACTTTATTCAAAGCGGCACCAAGAACACAAGCTACATCCGCATATGCAACAGTACTTCTATCTGATAAAACAGAATCCATTGAACCAGAAAGATCAACTGCGATGCAAGTATATCCTGACAATTCAGGCAAATTGACCAAACTTTGATTCATAGCACTACTTATAGTACGAAGAACTTTATTTGTTCTTGGAGACGCAATCTGCTGTATCTGCTTATATGCTGACAGAAAACGGAAAGGTAATAATTTACTTCGTTTCACATTCTCTGGATCTCTCAAAGCTTTAAGCAACCTATCCAATAGCTCATCATTTATCCCAACTTTCAAAACATTACGTAGGTTTCTGATACCAGCAAAATAGTTTCCAAACCTTTCACTTTCCAACCACAAATCTACAACTGATTCCCAATTCTCTTTGGTACTACCCTTACCAGAAATAATCACTTCCCAAGTATCAGGTGACTCCAAATTCTTATCAGCTAACTTCTTGAATATATCAGTATGAACATCATCAATAGGCTTGGGATGGCAAAGGAACATAGCATCCCTCATTTCTACTTTCCCTGGACGATTATACTTGGAAATTTGATATTTACTAAAACGATTAAATGAGGATGCAATAGCTTTTTTAAGTCTGGTAGGAATAGGCTTACCAAAATTATCCAGATGATATGCCATACATTCAGTAATTTCATCTGCTCTTTTGATAATATAAGGTGCATACTTAGTGATAAATCCTGTACCTTTTATCTTGGGGTGGTTATTCATCTCAATTAGGATTAACTGAGGGATGGATCGTAGATGGAATTCATTTCTGGCATAAGCAGCTAATTTTAGACAGAATTCTATATCAGTATCAGCTACCTTTCTCAATAAGGATATGAGCTCCTTATTACTATCTTCACCTGAAACATAAAACTTCTTTTCCCCTACTAAGCTACATAACACTCTGGAAATTAACTCTGTTTTTGCATCTGTTTTGTAACTTGTAGCACCTTCGTAATTGATAGTCTTACTTGAGCTTCTTTGGGCATTTAGCTTCATTAATACCTCCTATTATTTTGAAGGAAATTTTTTAAGGGAGAACAATCGGAAAGAGTTCTTTTTGGTGGAGGGGGGGCGAAAACTACCCCTTCTTGGCATGAAGTATCTCTATCCTATCACTTCCCTATTTCTATAATTGCAGATGGCAGGGAATAGCCATCAAATAAATGATGGTTCTTGTAAAAAGGTGACTGTAGGGATGTCACCAGTCCATAGATAGTTGAAGTATCTTTATCTATTACTTTCCCAAAGGAAGAACAAGCAAATAAAGTCTTTGATCCCCTGCCATAATAATATCAAGGTGGAGAGGGGTGGGATTTTCACCCACATCACACCTTTAGCATAGGAAGTAACCATACTCTATTACATCCCCTAAAGGAGAACAGGCGAGTAAGGTACATATGTGCTCTACTATTTGAGCTACCCTCACCATTGTAAAATAGCAAAGGGAGAACAGACGAAAGAGGATAGTTTTCTCCAAATAGAAGTAGCCTCTCTCAGACACTTCCCTTGATAATAACTTTATATATCTCTCCCGAGATCTCAGAGATCTGGAAGGTGGTGTCATTGATAACTATCTACGTAAGCATTATCTATTAAGAAACCCTAAACATAAGTAAATTTCTCATCTTCTCTAAATATTCTAACAACAGGTTCTTCCTTAACTATCCATTGGATTAACATTGGAACATCCCCAAAACGACCTAAACCAAATTCATAAGCATCTATTTCAGACCCAAAGAATCCAGCAACAATATCATCTTTAATAAGAACAAAACTCCATTCATAATTATCAAGCCAAATTTTCTTACATTTCAGATATAAATCATATTCTTTTTTAAGTTCCATCATAAACTCCTTCATAAATAAGAATAGTGATCCCACAGAATTTTAAGCATAGTCTTTTTTAAATAATCCACATCCAGCTCTTCCTGAAGATCTGATTTATTGTATGCTTCTCTTAATAACTTTAGATTCCTTCGAGCTATTTCTTCAATATCAGATACTTCAAACTCTCCATTTCTTACTCTCTTATAGAAGGGCGTCAAATTTCTATCCTTGACCAAAAGTTTCTCTTCATTCAATACTCTTATCCCAGAATTAATTAATCTCAGTAGATGATATGAGAATGATGTCGAATAGCCGTAGGTATCTATCTCTTTCTTTTTCTTTTCCCCTTTACATCCAATAGAACGTAATCTCCTGAGCTGTGATATACTATATCCTCGATAAGTATGAAAACATTTCTTACTGAGAAAATCTTTCCTTAACTCCCTAAATTGTAATCCAACATAATCAGTAAAGATAATATACTCATCGGATACCCATAAAGATTCCAGAATACTAGGATTAGCCTTGAGACATAATTGGAAAAATTTCCTAATATCGTAAAGTATGCCGTCATAATTATCTTCTATTATCTCATACTGTTCAACTCTATCCATACCAAATAAAGAAGAAAGAGAAGGGAAGAAGAATCCTATGAAATCTACATCAGATATTCCTTCCCTCTCCATTCCTGCTGGGATTGAACCTCGATAACATAGATATGATACCTCATATGGGCATCTCTTCTTAACCAAATTAAGAATCTGCTCGTCATATCGCAAGTCAGTTCTCCTTTTTCTCAGGCAACTTATCATCTCTTACTACTTCTTCATAATCTCGCATTAAAATTCCTGCATCTGCCAGTCTATTTTCCATTCTAAATTCAGTATGTTCTGACAGAATATAAAACTTTGCTCTATCTAAAGCCGAATAAATATCATCTGCAAAAAGATATTCACTATCTATAGCATCTTCGCATAATTCCCGAATAGCATTTATTAGATTCCAATATGACTCAAAGTTTAGTCTATTGAAATCAGCATCTTGATCATTTATTTCTGACATCTAAACCATACCAGGTAATGCAGAATTAGTTTTTAAAGAAGGTGCAACTATTGTATCATGAGGAAATTTCCAATATCCCCAACCATCTTCTATACCGCATACTGCAGATAGAATTATCTCAAAAGATGGATATCCAACTGAAGTTTTATCTCCAAGAGAAATAAGATATTCCCTATTCTGGCAAAGAAACTTATTTAATAGAATAGCATTATTAACTGAATTTCTTCCCATAATCATAGCTTTCTGAAAAGATAAGTTATGCTTCTTAGATAATTGAGTAGCTCTAATAATAGATAATCTGTCTATCGCACTAGAAACAGAACTGTTTTCTTTTTTATTCATTGTCTCAATCTCCTCCTTTATTACTATCTATATTGTAACAAATTATTAGAGAAAGTCAAGTGGGTGTTTTTATCCCCTAATAATTAGAGATAGGATAGTCTATATTGATATTAGAGAAAAGAAATATTAAAATGGAAAAAGAATATCATAAATAAATACTATTCTACAATTCTTATATTTTCCTTTCCCAGAGAGAAGAAAAAAAGGGTTTTGATCGGGGGTAGTAGCATTACCCCGCTAAAGCGGTGTAATGTGAACGTAAGATGACTGAAGAGGATTTGCATAAGCAAATCCGGGGTAGAGTCGCTTACAGCCGAGTCCTAAGAGACTTTGTATGAACAAAGTCGGGGTAACCCCCGAATTCACTCGCTAGACTTTGCGTGAGCAAAGTTGATACGGTGAAGAAAACGATACGTGAGGTAATTTACAGATGCGGATTTTGTGCGGGGGGTGCAAGACCCAAAAGGCATAGTCCGAACTGACCTGAATAATGGATAAAGATTAATGTATATAAGTTGATATGTATATTGTATAATTGCTTTCGTGTAGCAAGCGTTCGCTTTTGGGCTCACTACTACTTTTCTGCTACTCAGAAAAGTATTTGCTACACTGATATGTATAATATTTAACTAAGACATAGATGATAAACTAAAAATAGTATTTATAGCATATTATTAGAGATTGTCAAGTGGGGGTACTTTCTAAACACTTTACTAATCTACACTTAGAAGATTCATAAAAATGTAAAATTGAATTATTAATTTTTGTGAATCCAAAAAGATTGCTACTTTCTACTACCCCTTGACAATCTATCTCAATTTGCTATAATATAATTAGAAAGACAAGTAAAGTAAAGTAAAGTGGAGGTAATGTAAATGAGTAAGACGAAGTCTAGTGTTGTGAGTAAAGAAACAAAAACGATGGAGAATTGGGATTTAATAACAAGACCTTTCGTCAGGTTTGTAGCACAACTTGATGAACATTTTGGCGAATCTGCTAAAATTCTAATAGCCAAATTATGTAACCTTATAGAGACCACTGGGTTGTCTGAATCTCAACAGGGAGCCTCAAAGAGTTTAGTGAAAACATTCGTCTATGATTTCCAGAAGGAGATAGAGAATATATTGTCCAGTAGACATAGGATGAATAAAGTAAGAGATTTGGTTATTAAATACTATGGTAAAGAAGATATAGAATATAGTGAAGAAGATGTAGAACATTGGTTTTAGATAGAATATAAGCAAAGAAGAAATAAAAGATGCTTATCCATATTATAGAGATTAATATTTGTCGGTTGTGAAGTGGTATTCTGACCTACGACGAACCTTGAAATAATAGGGCATAAGAATATCGTAGTTGTTGCAGACTAACTGCCAACAGACATAAGCATCGTTCCTGATAATAACCACTAACTATGTAGGGATGGTAGGAATGATGCTCACTATATTAAAAGATTCCTCCCTGGCGAAGGTCTAAATATTGTATACGGCAGATCGCCTCTAACAAACCACTAGCCAGGGAGATCAAATATTAAAAAATAAGGAGGATATTTTTATTAAGTAACATGGTAGATAGAGAAGAATCTATAAAGCGGCTATTAAGAAGATGGCAGAAAGTAAGAAAAAGGCAAGCACCAATTGAGAAGATATTACCTATTTCTAATAAGTATAACAGAAAAAGAGAAAAGGAATTTCTGAGAAGGGAACTAGATAGTGTAAATGAATGAAAAAAAATATCTTTCTTCTAATAGTAATCACTGTATTTTTAACATTATTTATATTTAAAGGAGGTATACTGCCCACATACGGTAGCTTGAATTATACTTATGGGGAAGGAATAAATCGAATTAGGATATCTAAGAATTTCTGGCTAGATGAATTCCAATCAAGGAAATATAGTGTTGTAAAAGTAGACCCAAAACTAGTCATTGCTCTACAGCTATTAAGGGATACAGCTAGAGTAAGAATCAGGATAAATTCGGGATATAGGACTGAAGAAGAGCAAATAAAAATTAATCCTTATTTAACCAATTCCTATCATTGTAAAGGAATGGCTGCTGATATTTCTTCCCCAGATTGTGATTTAATTTACTTGATTGAATGGGTATCAGCTATCCCATCGTTTAAAGGGATAGGACTATACGATACTCATATTCACGTTGATGTTCGTCCAGAAGATAGAGAATATTACTGGATAAATAGAGATGGAAAGAATGCTAGAGGTATTAACTGGAAGGAAGTTTACAATAAATGGAAGGAAGTTTACAATAAATGAAAGAAGTAATTAGAAGCTCACAGGAAGAATTGGATTTATTATTACATGGTAAAGGTGGAGTTACCTGTACACGTTGCAAAAAAAGTATATACGAAAAAGATGCTATTAAGAAAGACGGTTTGACATATTGTAGCTGTTGTGCAGAAATAATTCTAGGGGGTGAATGACAATGGCATCTAGAGATGGGTCAGGGCCTAATGGCGAGGGACCGAGGACTGGAAGGGGATTAGGAAATTGTCCTCCTAAAGTTGGTCTACAATCTATGTTCCCATTAGCAAAGAGATATTTTGGTAGAGGATTAAGGAGAGGACGTAGATTTGGAAGAAGGGGTAGATAATGAAACTATGCGATGTTCCAGTAAACGGTTTTTAGTTTTGGTATAGAAGCCTAAAGGAGGCTAAGATGCTTAAATTTAGGGCGGTAATAACTAAAGATATCAAACTTAATTCTATAACATTATTCTTTACATTTAGGAGATTGTTGAAATTGATAACTGAACCAATGCATCCTGATGTAAAGATGCTTCTACTCCCTTGGATCAAAGAAGGGAATGAGCCAGATAGATTCACTCAATTCCAAGACAATAACGGAAAGAATATCTATGAAAATGATATCTTAGATTGGGGAGAGAATATAGTCGGTCAGGTTTGTTATGGGCACAAAGGATGGGAATTCCGATATTGGCATGATGATCCAAGAAGTTTCAGTTTTGATGATAATGGGAATTACATTTATGATAAAGTAGAAGAAATTGTATCATTGGATGAAGTTTGTATGGGTGGTGCTATTATAGTATCTATTATAAGTAATACACATAAAATTCCAGGAGATATGGCAAATAGTAATGATTAAATACAATATCTTTTCCTCAAAAATGCAAACTATAACTAACCCTTGTAATTGTGTAGGAATAATGGGAAAAGGGTTAGTCTTAGAATTCAAAAAGAGATTTCCTGATATGTTTAGAGATTATGTTCTGTTATGTAAGAATAAAGAAATAATAGTTGGTCATCCATATCTATATAAACTATCAACACCTTGGATTCTTAATTTTCCTACTAAAAATACATTAGCACCTTCACGTCTGTGGTATATTATAGATGGACTACTATATCTAAAAAATATGTATAAAACGTGGGGAATTACATCTATTGCTATCCCTGCACTTGGATGTGGGTATGGTGGATTAGAATGGACGAAGATACAACCTATTATGGATAAGTATTTAGAAGAATTAGATATTCCAGTAGAAATTTATGAACCAAGGGGTCATTAGATGAAAAAATGTAAAGTAACTTTTACTATCAGTTTTGAATCATGGAATCCTATAGATGATGATTATGCCAAAGATAGAGCTATAGATTGGTTCATAGAAGAAGCTCATGTGGGTCCTGAACATTTTCGTAAGCAACTTGAGCTTATGAGAGATATTAACTTTAAAGTTGAATGTAAGGAGTGCTAAATGACATGCATAGTTGGATGGATTCAAGATGGCGATGTATATATAGGTGGAGATTCAGCTTGTAGCTCAGGATATGATAAAAAAATACAAGCTGGAAATAATACGAAAGTATTCCAGAATGGTGAAATGATATTTGGTAGTGCTGGTTCTATTCGTTTAAGACAAATATTAGAATATTCTTTAGTCATTCCTCACCACCCAGTAGAAAAAGATACTTATCAATATTTATGTACTGATTTTATTGATGCTGTTAGAATATGTTTGAAGAATAAAGGGCATACAAAAGTAAAGGATAACGAAGAAACTCAAAATGGTTTATTTCTATTAGGCTATAGAAGAAGTTTATACAGAATCAGTTATGATTTCCAGGTGGTAGAATTGGTATGGAATTACAGTGCAGTTGGATGTGCTGAAGATTATGCTCTAGGAGCTTTATATGTATTGAATAAGTATGCTATGGATAAAACTCCAGAAGAGAAATTGACTGAAGCTTTAGAAGTAGCATCTACTTTTTCAGCATATGTAAGTCCACCTTTTAAAATAATTAAATTAGAGAAAAAGGAACAATAGTAAGCCTACAACGAATCCGGTTTACCAAAATAATGAGCTTACCGGAAACTCATATCAAAAACGGAGGTGGGTCGTTATGACTTACAAAGAAAACCTAGTAGTAGCCATTAAAAGTGGAGGACAGATTCTAAGAGAGAAGGATAGTTCTGTAACTTTGCCTTTCGGTTCAGAATTCTCGATTCTGCTAAAGAACTTAGACTCTCGGAAGGCAACAGTAAGAATCAGTATTGATGGAAAGAATATTATGGATGGAAAAGAACTAGTGGTAGATGGCAATTCATCTGGAGAAATAGAAAGATTTATCAGAGAAGGTGGAAGAAGATTTCGTTTCATCCAGAAAACAAAGGAGATAGCTGAGTATCGTGGAGATAGGATTGACGATAGTCTTATCAAAGTTGATTACCGATTTGAAAAAAGAGTGAATGAAGTAATTACAGAACATCATCATTATCACGATTGGGATTTCTATTATCCTTGGGGACCCAGATATATACCTTGGTGTGAACCAACAATATATCTCCATTGGACAGGAGGTTCTGGTTGTAGTTCAGATGATGCGCCTATATGTGATAGTACATCTCAAGTCTCTTATAATATGAGTGTAGACAACGAGAGTATACCTAATGTAAAATCTCTTTCTGCACAGCTAAATGCTGATGAAGGAATCACGGTGGAAGGTAGTAAATCGTACCAAAATTTCATTCCATCTCATACTAAGGAACTTGAAGAGCAGTGGCATACGATTGTCATCAGATTGAAAGGCTATAAGGATACTCCTCTTCCAAAACCATACCCTGACTTGGTACAAATTTTTAATAAGGGTATTAGAGTAGAGAAAGCTATTACTGTGAAAGATAAATTGATATGTCCTACTTGTGGATTAAAATCGAAATCTAATGCTGAGTATTGCTCCAGATGTGGGACTTATTTAGGATAAGTTGTGGATTGTATATATCTTCTGGAAGCACTCAGAATATGGTGGTCTGAGTGCTTCTAGTAGAGTAAAGGAGATAAAAATGAAAGAAGGTGAATGTAACTCTGATAGCGATGTTCCATATCAGTCAGCTAGGATATACGATCAAGGAAAGTTAGCATTTCGTTGTGGTTGTGGTAGGATTATAACTACGCATAAAGGATATAGGAGAATAAAATGCCAAAGATATTCGTAGATGCTTCTGTCGAGGAATACCATCCTGATTTTTATGAAACAAAAGATGCTCTGTTTGGTCAGAACCCGAACCTTCCTAGTTTTGAGATTAGTGACGGAGAATTGCAGTGGATGAGAAAAACAAGAGAAGAATATGAGAGATTGTCCCAAAGACTTTTTGAATTATGCCATAGCTATAAAGGAGAATAATTGAATGGAAGAAAATACAGTCGAGAATCATAGTGTGGAGTATAATTTTTATTTCATCATTTGGGCAGATCCAACTTTACTAACTGGGAATAAAGATTTGGTTGACGAACAGGAAGATCCCATTATAATGGGAGGTGCTGGAATTCTAGATGAGAGAGAAGATACTTATCATCTGCTAAGTATTTTTCCATTAACTCAAGAACATCCTTCTGGTCTTAAGTGTGCAAAGATGATTATTCCTAAAGGGCAGTGTATCTATATCTTACCTTTAAGTGTTTCTAAAAAAAAGTTAAGAAAAATAATGAAAAAATATTCCTTATAAGATTTAAAAAAAAGGAGACGCTATTGAAGCGAAAAACACAACCTACCCAACTAAATTTCCCATTCATAAAGGATAGAGATATTTGTCCTGAATGTGGAAATATCATAACATCAAATACCTATGATACCTATGTGGTCAAGAGATGCCTCAATTGTCAATATAGTTATGTCAGTGAAAAAAATAATAATATATCTATTGAAGAAAGAGAGGAGGAGTAAAATGGTAAAATATTATTGCGACAGATGTGGTAGGGAGATAGAAAATATTAATCATTTTTTCTATGTAGGTCTTAAAGATGATGATAATGAATGGGATGACAAGATGGTATGTCTAGATTGCTGGGAAAAAGCTTTAACTTGGTTAAGAGTTAGTTATGATGAAACTGATGCTTAATATAGGAGGATAAAGATGTCAAGAGTTAGAGATTTGGAAATAAAAGTAGTTGCTCTTGAAGACAGAGTAAAGTGGCTTGAAAGTCAATCAAGGATACCTATTCTTGGGGATAGTCTTGGATGGATCGCAAATTGGAGACCTCCAGTAAAAGAAGTTATTGAATTACTCCTGAAAAATATGGACTTGGAGGTAGAGAGAGTTAACAAACCAAGTAGTGAATGGAAACTAGTAAAGTGTAAAGATGAAATTAATATCTAAGGGATGGGGAAGAGTATCTGAAGTAAACTCTGCATCATATAGGTTATTGGGCAGAGAACTCAATATACTTCCTCATTATTGGAGCAGATTTTGGGAGTATCCCTTCCTTGTCTTTAATACTATATTAGGTGGAAGTAGCAGTTTGAATATCTTAGATGTTGGATGTGGTGGTTCTCTGCTCATACCTTATTTTATAAAGAGAAGATTCAAAGTAACCGGAGTTGATATTGATGATGTATCAAAAGATTTTGAAGGAATTGATTTTATTCAGGGTGATATTAGGGAAGTAGAATTACCAAAAGAAGAGTTTGATAGAATATTCTGTGTTTCAGTATTAGAACATTTAGATTCTAGAATAGGTGAAGCGATTGAGAATATGATATCAGCATTAAAATTTGGTGGACTATTGGGAATAACCGTAGATATAAATAGATACCCACTTTCTCGGTTCAGAATCAGAAAGAATGAATTTGAAAGAATAATAGCTAATCCTTTAGGATTTGAATGTGGAGCATTTCCTATGGATTTATTAAAATCAGAAGATACTGAAAGTGGTAGAAGAGCAGGTGCTGGATTAAGTGTCTTTGGATTTATATTAGAAAAGGAGGAGACAAATGATTGACAAAGAGCTAATCGAAGGCAGGATAAGCCAAACCAATGCTAAGTATAAAGCTTATAGTGAAATTGCTTTACTTCTGGCTAATGATATCAAGGGAATAGTAGAAAAAGAACTTGGGGGGAAATGGGAAGCCGATATATGTTATTGTGAAATGCTTCAGATTAGTTGTGTTACAAGTGGAGAATTATCTTTAAAAGAATATAATAAATTTCGCAGTAAAGTATGGGATTTTGAAAAGAAATTAAAAGAATTGTTTAATTTTGGTGAATTATGTTTAGGATTAAAAGGTTGATAAGTCCTAATGGAGCAGACATTCAGAATGGTTATTCGGTATCAAAACAGGACAACATTGTCATTGGTGTAGATGGATGAGGTCATTAGATGGGGAAGTCACTTGTAAGAATAAAAAGAGTCGATTCTGTGATGGGGATAGGATAAGAAGTTGGGATGGTTAATCTTGTGCAAAAGAATGTGGATACATTGATCTTGATGTTTGGTATGCTGAAGATAAAAACTATGATAAATATTTCAATACGAAACAATATAAGTGCAATGATTGGACTATGTCCAATTATCTCAAATAAAAATGAAACGAATAAAAGCTCTTAATTATTTGATGGGTCAAGTAATGAAAGCAACTAAAGGTAAAGCTAATCCACATATAGTTATCAAATTACTTTTAGAAAGGTTAAATAAAATAGATGAAAAAATGGGGGTAAAGTAAATGACAGCTAAATGCCCAGATTGTGGTGAGAGAGAACATATAGGAAAATATAAAGATGGATACGAATGCTATATCTGTGGATGCACATGGAGACAAGGACATAAGGGAGAGATAGAACATATATGAGATTACGTAATCGTAAATGGCAATATGAGATATGTAAGAAATGTCACAGAAAGCAACGTCTTGCATGGGCTGTCAATAATTTTATTTGGGATAAAGTTGTGCCAAAAAAATTCCGTAATCGTGTTCTCTGCTTTGAATGTTTCTTAGAGTTTGCTTCCCAGAAAAAAATAACAATTACCCAAAATGATCTTTTATGTCTTGGATGGATAGATGTATAAAGGAGATATAATCTTGATTTATAATCCAAAGGATTTAATATCTGTACTAAAATTTGTGAATAGAGATTGTCCTAGCAGATCTAAGTGTTTTGGGATGTATCAAAGGATAACTGAACCAGAAGATACTGATACTGGATATAAGGTCAAGATACAATGCGAAAGTTGCAGAAAAATATTTTGGAAAACGGTTGATAGGATGGATGTTTCAGATAAGGCAAAGATTACTTTTAGAGAGACAAAACATAAGGAGGAGTAAAAAATGAAATTAAATCTTGACCAATTAGAAATTGGAGAAATTCAAAGAAGTGAACATCTGACTTTATTTCCGCTAATCGGGAAAAGTCATCCCATAGGGTGTTCCACTTTGAAACATAGATTAAGCAAAGATGATTGCGAAGTTATTGAAACTAAGCAAGTATCAAATCTACTGATAAGCAATAAAAGTAGTAAGAAAGTTTTAGTTATGCTCGGTGAAGTATTAAAAGGTGGATGGCAGAATAGAGTAACGAAAAAACAAGTATTGATTAATAAAGATTCGAAAGAGATTGTCCCAGTACATTGCGTTGAGGCTCGTAGGTGGTCAACTTCTGGAGAAGGAACTACATTATATGGTGTACACGGTGTGATAGCTGCTGGTTGTACATTCACTTATTGTTCTTCATCTTCAGTAGATATTATGTATACTTCGAATCAAACGGAGACATGGGATAACACTTCAGCATACTTATATGGAGCTAAAATTGCATCTACTACTGAAGATCTATCTGAATATATAACTAAAAAGTCCAAGGAAATAAAAGAAGAAGTGAAACATTTCAAATGTGTACCCAAACAATTAGGGGTCATATTAAATTATAGATTCTCTGGGAAGGAAATATGGATACTTGAAACATACTGTAGTTCTGGTTTGCTCAGGTCTAGATTAGAAGAAATCGTGAGGTCTGTACTATTAGAAGAGATAATACATCAAGAAGAGAAAGTAGAAGGACTGACTGTAGAAAAATTTCTAAAGATGGTTCAGAATGTAACTTATGAAGAAATTGGCAAGATTGGTATTGGTATTTATTTTGAAACAAAGAATAATGGACTCAAAGGTGCACTGACTATATATAAAGATAACTTGATTTCGGTTCAATGTAGTCTATCGTAAAGATAGATGAAAGGAGAATAAAATGGATGAAAGATCGAAAGGGATTTTAATTACTTTTGGTAATTCTGCTGAACCTTATTATGGCAAAGTTATAGCGGTTGACCCAGATTTTTTATATCCTTATACAGTAGAGATAGACATCCCCATTGATAGAAAAGGTGAAATAATTAAACTTCATTACGATTGTATAAATTGGGCTAATGCTTCTTATTCGCCTAGCGATTGGGAATGCATAAATGAACATATTAAATATGATTATTCAGTGGCATCTGTTGATGGTATATGGGTTAGATTAAGTGATGACAGACTCTTCGATAATATGGCTAAAGAATACAGAATTATTGGGCATTTCATACCTAAAGGTAGTTTCATGTATTCTGATAGTTTTACTAGAGCTAGATATATGATATGCCAAAGATGTGATTCTGAATCTGGGCTTCGTAAATCAATAGGGAAACATAATAAAGATATTGGAAGAAAAGAAATTGATTTGCGAGATTTAGACTACTTTAGTGTCTACTCTCAAAAATTATCTGGAATGGAAGTTCAAAGACGAGATATGGATATATAGGTGAGATTAAATGAAAGATAGATTATATATAATGCTGTATACTATAGATGCATTTGAAGGAGTGTCAGTCCCAATAGAATGGAAACCATTCGTTGATGAATGGGAAAAGAAATCAATTGATGCTGACGAGCCAATTTCAGTATTTACAGATTATGATGAGTATAGAGACTTTGAAGTTGAGAGTTCGCACCAAGCTAAAGATGGTTCTTATGGTACAGCATATTATGATTATGATGATGTAGAAGATTTTAAGAAATGGTTTTCAGATTGGTATGATACTATGTGGGATGTATTATTGGAATATCTTCCGAAGAATGTACATTTGACGAATTAGCTATTAAGGAGAAATAAAATGGCGCATGATGATAGCGGTTTATTCATAGGTATTGAAATTAGAAATATAAAGAGGAATCTCTATATCTATTGTGAAATAGTAGAGTTGATGCTGGATTATAAGTACACTCTGGTAGTACATATGAGGAATTGGGATAAGTTGAAGAAACACAGACGTATCCTTTGGTGGAACGAGAATACTAAAAAGATGAAAGTAGAAGTTGATGTGGAAGGTAACACAGGCTACAAAATGATTAACCCTATAATAACAATTTCTTGGAATAATCATCCTAACCATGGGAATAGAATTGTATCAGAATATTGCTGGAGTGATGCTGGTATGTGCTGTCTGGATACAGAATTCTTAGAGTCACTAAGAGAAGGTCTAAGAAGAGAAGGAAAGGAATTACATAAAGAAGCTGTAAAACTTTTCTGGGGGAAGAAATGATTCAATATATAAAGAATCGTAGTATCTTTTTATCAAAAGCACAGACTCTCACAAATCCTTGTAACTGCATAGGTATAATGGGCAAAGGGCTTGCTTATGAATTTAGGGTGCGATGGCCTGGTATGTTTAAAGACTATGTACGATTATGTAAAAATGGGAAAACGAAAGTAGGTTATCCATATTTATGCAAATTATCCATTCCTTGGATTCTTAATTTTCCTACTAAAAATACATTAGCCCCCTCACGTATACAATACATTATAGATGGACTAATCCATCTACAAAATTCATATAAAATATGGGGGATTACATCAATTGCTATTCCAGCTCTTGGATGTGGTTACGGTGGATTAGCATGGGAAAAAGTAAGAGTTACTATGGTTGAGCATTTAGACAATTTAGATATTCCAGTAGAGATATATGAACCAAAATAAAGACTTAGAGAAATTAAGCGAGGATTAAAATTAACACATTAAATATATTAGAAAAATACTCTTCTTATATAAAAACAATGGTAAATGCTGAAACGGTTCTGGTAGGAAATCAATATCCAATACCTTCACCTTCAATAGCTTCCTATGTAGATGGAGTGATTATCTACGTTTCTGACGAGTCAATAACCTTAAATACATCTAAGAAAAGGATTCATAAATTGTCTAATAGACTTGAAACATTAAATAAGAGACTGTCATCCAAACCATTTACAGAAAAGGCTCCTAAAGAAATAGTAGACAAGGCTTTAAGAGAAAAGATGGAACTGGAGATGAAGATATATTACAATTATAAAGGAGGTTTAAAATGACTAAAGACAAAATTAAAGATAAACTTATAGTAGCATTTCAATGTCTATACTGTAGCTATAAAGATACAGTTGAAATAGATGAAAACATTGATATATCAGGTATAAGTATGAAATGTCCAAGATGTAGTAAGATTTCTCCTTTGGGTTATCATCCCTTATGGAACTCTAAATAATATATGGGCATATTAAGTTTACAATAAAAGTATGTTTGTTTACAATAAAACTGTTATAAGTTTACAATACCATGCAATAAGCATTTCACAACTTTCGTTAGAATAGCCTCCAGTCTATATCAGAATAACCTCCTACCACTGTACAGTATAAACCTAAAATCATAGATTGGCTTTTAATATGGATCTATGATTTCCCCCATTTCACAACTTTCGTTAGACCCCTGTCCAGTCTACATTTGGGTATGGTCGCCCCCGTGTGCAGTATAAATTGTTTACTTATTTGATTATAATTTTATTTATTTGATTATAATTTTAAATAATAAATAAATATTTGTTTGAATATAAAGTATTTGTTATATATATATTAAAAGATAATTTTAGGAGATAAAAATGATTGATATAATCTACAATGAGAACTGTCTTAATACAATGCCAAGAATGCCAGATAATTTTATAGATTTAACGGTAACATCTCCCCCTTATGATAACTTGAGAGACTACAAAGGATATTCTTTTGATTTTGAGAGTATAGCTAAAGAGCTGTTTAGAGTAACTAAACTTGGCGGAGTAGTGGTATGGGTAGTTGGAGATGCTACGATAAAGGGAAGTGAGACTGGAACAAGTTTCAGACAAGCTCTCTATTTCAAAGAGATAGGATTTCATTTACATGATACGATGATTTACTCAAAAAAATATCCTGTTCCTAGTGGACCTCGGAAAAGATATTGGCAACAATTCGAATATATGTTTGTCTTAACAAAAAGCAATCCAACAACTTTTAATGCTATCCAGGAGAAATGCAAACAAACTGGAAGAATACCATACTCTAAATTTCGATATCCTGATGGTTCCACAAAATTACAAAATTCTATAAAGCCTGTCAAAGAGACAAAAGTAAAAGGGAATGTATGGCTATATGATGTTGGGTATATGAAATCAACTAGAGACAAAATAGCGTTTCAAATTCCTGCTATATTTCCAGAAAGACTAGTTGAAGACCACATTGTTTCTTGGAGTAATGAAGGAGACGTAGTTTATGATCCATTAGCAGGTTCTGGTACCACTGGTATAATGGCTTTTAAGAATAAGAGAAATTTTATCTTGTCAGAAATATCTAAAGAGTATTGTGATATAATATCAAAGAGATTCTTAGATAGATTTAATGTTAATATAGATGTAGTTAAATAACTATATGTATATAGCTTCTAAAATATTAAAAGGTAATTTTATCATGAGTATTGAGTAGACGGGGCACACCGTGGCGAAAAGACGTTTCGACGCTTTTTCAAACGTCCCTAATCCGCTTCAGTCGCCTATCTCCGCCATTTGCCGTCGGCACGCCACATCGTCACATCGTCTATCCGTCATAGCGTCAATCGTCTATTCATCGCACTCTCCACCATTCGCCGTCCAAACGTTGTATCGCTCATACGTCCATCTATCTTGATCATTACTACTTAAAAATTATTTATCTTCACTATCATAATAATCAATACTATCCTACCCTACCCTACCCTACTCAAACGTCCAAACGTCACATCAGCATAGCAGCTTAACGACAAAACGTCACATCGCCAAAACGTCGGTGGTGGTGATATTGGGATTATAGCGTCATCCTGCTGATACCCTATTACCTGATCCCTATTACCTATTACCTGATACCCTATTACCTGATACTTGATACCCTATTACCTGATACTTGATACCCTATTACCTGATACCTGATACCCTATTACCTAATATCCTACCTAATATCCTACCAGCTATAGAAAGACAAATAAACGTTCCAACGGATGCCTAATTATAGTCAATTCTGAATAGGAAAAATAGGCCTGGAAACAGCCATTTCAAACGCTTGTAATACTAATGAATAAAGGCTTGAAGACGATTGACCATTGACAAAAAAAATCCTTGATTATCTATTAGGGTAGTTCTTTGATAAAATCAAGGTAGACAAAGCGTCACAACGTCACTTTGTCCGGTAGAGTATAGAAATCAATCCCTAGGGTAAGGAAACTATGGATAGGAAAGTATATTTTACTATAACCTTGATACATACCATATCATATAAGGTATTGTACTACTCTCTATAATACAGGAGAAACTAAAATGACTAAACAAGAATATATTGATAGCCTATCGAATACTGACAAGGAAACTAAACAAGAATATATTGATAGGATAATGAAAAATGGAAAGGAAACTAAAAAGAATAAGTATTATACAGAAAAGGAAAAAGAGAAACTACTAGCTATACAATATCCATATATATATACTCAGTCAGTCGAAGATATTGATCAAGAGAGAATCAACCAGGGCTTGCTTACCCTAAAAGGCCTTGTACAAGTAAAGGTTGATACAGTCAAGGATATTCTTGACAAGTACACTATTACTGATTGTATAGACTTAGGATATATCCTTCCTGAAAAAGAAATTGTATAATGGATCTAAAATTGTATAATGAACTACAATTCTTGATTATAGGCCAGGCTGGTATAGTCAAGGAAACTGAAAAGAGAAAAGGAAAAAGAGATTATAAAGGTAGGAATAGAATAACTAGTTTAATTGTCAAGAAGAGAGATTGTTTAAGGTAAGATATAATATTAGAGAGTAGTATAATACCTTATATGGTAAAATAAAGTTTAATACCTTACGTATAGCTCCTTATAATACAATTAAAAAAGGAGCTATAAAATGAGCTTAACCATTAGTGAATATTTAGCAGTTTCTGAACATAAGGAACTAAAGGTAAAACGTCACATCGCCAAGGAAGCCGAAAGTCTGAACGACATGGCGACTAAAGGTGGTGGGAATTTCAACCAGAAAAATGATTATAATGCACTTGCTGAACAATTAGCCGCGTGGAGTATGGTTGAACATAAGAAAAATGGTGAATACCCTGAAAAGATAACACTTGGGGAAAGGACTGTATGGGATCTCCTTAGGCCTAATGAGAAATTTGAAGATATAAAGGAATCAGTAGTAAATAATCTCGGACATACACTGGTTAACAAGGCAAAGGGCAAAACGACACTTCGACGAATTTCCTTTATAAGTAAAGTTAACCATCAAAAAAGGGCTGATAATAAAGGATATATGTATAAATTTTACATTATTCCCCCTAACACAGAAAAAGTTTTGACTCCCGAAGACCTAGCTAAAGAAGTTATAGGTAATGACGCTTGGATAAAGGAACATCCTGAGAGTGTGGATATAATTGACAAGCTAAAAGGTACAGTAACATATAGAGTACCACAAAAGAAAACTGAAAAGGAAACTGAAAAGAAAACTGAAAAGAAAACTGAATTATCTAAGGAAGAGACTGAAGCCGTTGGTATGATCGACTATATTCTTGAAGAGAATTCAAAACTCAGATCAACCTATAATGTATACAAAGCATTAGGAAAAAGTATAATCGAGATAAAAGAGAAACTACTTGATAAGATAAAGGTATAGTAATAAGAATTTCTAAGGTGAATAAAATAAGGAGCTATACATAAGGTATTAGACTACTAAAAGGAGATATACAATGGCTTTGAATGGTATAGGTACTTGGCTACAATACAGAAAAAATAGACCTGTAACTTTTCCTTATTCTCATTATTATTATATTACTGAGAATATAGCTAAAAAGAGAATAGCAAGAAAAAAGAATTTGACTATATGTGAGCTATTAGAAACGTTCAATGTGGTAATAGAATATCCTAATGGTAAGGTGGAAGGAAAGAATATATAGACTGTTATAGCTATAGCAGTTTATATGCACATATTAGTATATAGTAATATCCTTATACAATCTTTTATAATAGCCTGCTGCGACGGAGTGACGTTTTACCGTTCTGTCGGAAAGGCTTTACGTCATTCCGTTGATATGACGCTCCGATACTTCTGTCAATTATAGTTAGTTAGGTATAGTTAGAATTATATAGTATGATCCTATAGTTAGGGTTGGATAGTTAGAATAGTTAGGGTTGGATAGTTAGGTATATAAGGAGGTTAGTGATGACTGTTAAGAAGAAGGTGGAAGGTATGAAGGAGAAGATGGAAGAAGTAATCGCTAATGATACCATTAGCCTGGAGGAGTTAGGTATAGTTTGGGAACTACTGCATTCTGAGTGGATTAGCAGTAGATGTAAGGATGAAGAGTGTGATGGTGATGAATATACTACCAGCTATGAAGAAGGTGAGAAGATGTTGGAGATAGCTGATAAGTTAGATAGAATCCAGGATACGTTTAGGAGATACCATATCAAGGATGGAATACAGTTAGTTAGATAGGAGGTTAGTGATGGGTTATATTGAAGATTATACTCGTCTGGTTATGTTACAGAAGAGGGAGGTTAAGATGAATACGTATAGTGAGTTATCTACTGAGATAATGAAGTGTAAGAATCTTAAAGGAAAGTATACTGTTAAGGCAAATGGGATTGAAGTTAAGGGATTGAAGATGTGCGATGTGGGTATGATAACCGAAGTGTTGGAGAAGTTTGAAATACCACATATGGTTAGTTAGAATTATATAGTTAGTTAGATACAAGGGGTTACATATGATTAGATGTAAGTGTGGAAGAGAATATGATTCTCTTGATGATTGGAGAACACACAAGGCTATTGTAGGGAATGACATTTGGTTGGGAAGTAACCACAAGCATGATGGGTATATAGAGATGGAGGATGGGAAGGAAGTTAAGAGAGTTGGGATGTAGGATAAGGAGGTTAGCGATGTATAAAGTATTAGGGTTGTTAGGATTGGTGATAATATTCATGGTTGTTATGTGGTTTGTAACTAGTGTGGTTGGTGTTATACATACTGGATATGGTATGGAAGCTGTTAGTGGTATGCTAATCTTACCAGATGTTATCATTGATCTTGACCAGGATATGAAGGTTAATGTCTATGATGATGGTATGGTAGTTATAGGATGTAGTTATAGTGTTGAATCTGGGGACACAATAGTAGTTAAAGATGGTAAGATTCATATAGTTAAGTATGTTAGTGTTAGCTATGTAGATGGGATTATTACCAGTGTATTTGGATGGTTGCCAGGATTTAAAATAGTTAAGGATGGAGAGGAGTAGAGAGGGAGAATAGGATGTTATATCCAGAGTTAGTCAAAGAAAAGAAGAGTAGATTATATGCTATGTTAAAGGTTGGTAATAGGATCCCAGTTAGGGCAAATGGAGAGAAGAAGATGCGGAAGATAGTTAGGGTTAATCATTCGCGTAAAAGATCTGATGTGATAACGTCTATTACGGTTATATATGGTTATGCTGGGTATGATGGTAAGCCTATTATGCATAAGATGGATAGAGTAGATATTATAAACAATGTGTTTGTAGATGGTAGTCCTTATCAATGGTGGTATAATAAGTATTACTTCTATCCTACTCATATGGATGGTTATAAGTTTGATATTATAGATAGATGGGAGGAATGATAAGATGTGGTCAATAACGTTAGGACAAGAGATGTGGCATAGGTATTATAAACTTAAGTGGGATGTAGTAGATGCTATATCAAGGATGGTTGGAGAGGGAGTTGAGGTTGAATTGGTTGGAATTAGATTGTGGGATAGTATTAAGGTTGATGCTAAGGTAGTAGTGTGTAAGGATGGTATACACACTATGTGGGGTGTATATCTGTGGCAACTTTTGGATGTTAGTACAGTGATTAGGATATTAAACATAGTAGAGAAGGTTAAAGGTAAGATAGCATTAGGGAAGATAGTTAGAGATGATTTATCTCATGATTTAATTAGGGATGTATTAGGAGGAGGTTAAAATGAAAAATGGGTACGAGGAGATGGACAGATTCATGGAGAAGGCTGATAGAGCGGAAGGAGTTAGATCTATTATAGATAGTAGAAAGAAGAATAGGAAGATTAGATTAGAATATCTATCGTCTATGTGGGATTGGGTAGATAAGGAGAGAGTGAGACTATTTACTAGTAAATTAGGAGGTTATGATGAAAGTTAGTCTGTTGGCAGAGTTGATGGCAGTGAGGAAGTATCCTTTTGTAGTGCAAAGAGATGATTCTGGGTATTATATAAGAGTACCAGATTTGAAGGGATATGGTACTAGCATATCTTCTATTGAAGAGTTAGAAGAGAATGTATATGATGCGAAGTTGTCCTGGATACAAGCATGTCTGGATAAAGGATTAGAAGTTCCTGATGTGAGTGATATGGATGGTATAGAGAAAAGAAAAAGGGAGTTATATAATATTAATATATATGAAAATGGAAAGGTAGTTAATAGTATCAACGGTTTGACTAGTGTTCAGATGGCTGACATTAGAAGCTGCCTGATGAGAGAATGTGTTTGTTTTCGTATAGTAGATAGTGAATAAGGAGGTTAAAATGTGGTATACTACTACTGGTAAGGGGATGTTGCAGAGAGCTTTGGAGGAATTAGGTAATAAGTTGGATGAGATACGTAAATAGGTAGATGAAAGAAGGGTAAAGTGTAGTAAGTCTGAGATGTTAGAGGTAGTAGTGGGAGCATTATTTGATTTAGAGTATATGACTGCTGATGAAGCTGGTAAGAAAATCTTGGAGGAGGAGTGGCTACAGTATAAGTTCGAGGCATCTAAACGGTACGATAAATAGAGGAGGTATAGACATGGGACGTTCAGTTATAGTCAAGTGGTTGGCGACCAATATGCGTAGCTTGGTTGGGACGTATGGGATGACTAAGAAAGAGTTGGTAGAGAATATGAGATCTGAAGAGAAGTATAGACCTGATAGTTTCCGTGATGGTGACAAAGTGATGATTCTGAAACAGTTATCAGGTGCAAAAGGTTATTCTAAGATCATTATCTATGGTAAGCATTGGATGTTGCCAAAGGCAGATGATAATGATTTTGAAAAGGAGTTAGATAGAGAACAGGATGCTTACTATAGAAAGGATGATAGACAAGTTGGGTTAAGATGTCTATCTTCAGTGGATTAGAAGAAAGGAGATGTATATATGGAAGTAAATTGGACTATTAAGGTGTATAGTGATAGTGGAGAGAGTGAGACTATTAGAGATTTATCTTACTCTCAGATGATTACTATCGGGAAGTTGTTAAGGAGATTGAAGGTTAAGAAGTGGAGAATATTGAAGTTTGTTGATGGTAAGTATTATGAGAGATGGATAGTAGAGTTATAGGAGGTATAGAGATGATAGTAGTTAGCAAGGAGTTGAAGAGGGAGTCTGGAAAGATGGGATATGGTTTTGTTGAGATAGATAGAGATATAGCTACTCTGAAGTTATGCAGAAATGATAGGAATGGTGAGACCACAACATTTGAGTTGTGGTCGTCTAATAGTGGTAGTATAAGAGATTACTGTTATGATAGAATACTCAATAAGGCAAGGTATGTTAGGGTATACATACCAAGATATTGTCTATATAATTTAGTTGGTGTATTAAGATTGTGTATGATAGGAGATGAATTATTTTTTAAGGTTAGATTAAGAGATGATTGTGAGAACTATAAAAAGAAGGGGTTTATGCATAATGAGTTGTTAGTTGATGTTAATCGTAAAGGTAAGATAATAGCTGAGAGTATAACGATATACAGTGAGAGTATAGATGTTATGCATATAGGCGATTTTGATTTAAGTAGGAGGTAATAGTGAAGATAGATGAATTGAAGAAAGATGAATTTGAAATGGTTAAAGTATTGTCAGATGTAACAATAGATGTTGGATGTGGTAGGGATTTATTGCGTAGGCTTTGGAATGTTCTTGATCATTATACGAATAGAGAGAATTATTATGATTTATTAGGGAAACCTGATAGAAGAGATATGGATTAAAGGGGGTAAGAAGATGAATGTTCAGTTTGCAACAGCTAATAAGGATGAAGCGAGAAAGCATATAGTGGCAGCTCTTGGGGAAGAGTATGCTGGTAAGATGGAAGATCTTATTAAGTATCTTATTTTGAAAGTGCAAGAAGGAGTTATAAGAGTTGGAGATCCTATAATGTATGGCAATAGTTCTCCTATTTATCCTACAGATAAGGCTACTGCAGATGACAAGGATGAGCTTAGGAGAAAATATGTTGAAGCAGTTGAGAAATTATAATATAAATGGAGTATTATTATGAGAACTATTAGGACTTATATGGCGGATGGATGGGCAGATGAAAGAATTGTATATATCCTGAATGAGAATGATGCTCAGCGTGTAGCTAGAGAAATATTGAATAGAGGATTGACTCATTATGAATTGGAAAAGATACATGATGGGCTCAGTGCTCAGATAGATTGGAAAGGTGCAATAAGAAAGGTTATAAATGAGCGTGTTGAACATATTGATGGAGAATCATTTGATGATAAAAGAGATATGTAAAAAGGAGGTGAACTGGAAAGATAGTTAGATGAGAATAGA